TGATGTAATATTTGTAGACGAAGCACAAGATTTATCTTTAATACAATGGGCCATGATAAATAAGATAGAGAAAGATACTAATTGTGATGTGTGGATTGCAGGTGATGATGACCAAGCAATATTTGGTTGGGCCGGTGCAGACGTAGATTCATTTATAAATTATGATGCAAAGGAGATACCACTAAAACAGTCAGAAAGAGTGCCAAGCATTATACAAGAAGTTGCATTAAATGTCATTACTAGAATAGAAAAAAATAGGATTGACAAAGAATATTTTCCAAAGTCAGAAACTGGAGAAATTTTTGAAAGATACAGATTATCAGACATAGATATGTCAACAGGAGATTGGTTAATATTAACTAGAACAAAATCATTATTAAAATCTGTCCCGACATATTTAAAAAAGAAAGGTTTATTTTTTAATACAGCACAAGGCAATAGTATTGGTAAAAGTTTGTATGAAGACATTCAACACTGGTCCTCTTTACAAAAGAAAATAACAATACCAGACATACAGATACAGAGAATAAAAGAAAGAATAAAAGGACCAATGAATCTATCTCTTAAGTGGTATGATGCATTTGATAAATTACCAGAAAGTCAAATAACTTATATGCAATTGTTATTATTAAATGGAGAAGATCCAACGAAAGAAGCAAGAATAAAAGTATCAACAATACATGGAGCTAAAGGTGGTGAGGCAACAAACGTAATATTGTTTTTGAATCATACATCTAACACACTAAAAGGTGCAAAAAAATCTGCAGCCAAACAAGATGAAGAATACAGAGTTTGGTATGTAGGTATAACAAGAAGTATGAAAAATTTGTACTTAATTAAATCACAAAACAAATCAAAGGAGTTTAAGTTATGAGTGATGTATGGGATAAACAACACGGAGGATCACATTATCAAAAATATAAAATACAGCCGAGCAAGTTTGTAGTAGAGAATGAATTGCTATATCCTGAGGGTTGTGCTATAAAATATATAATTCGACACCGGGATAAAAATGGAAAAGAAGATTTATTGAAAGCGATACATTTTATAGAAATGATTATTGAAAGAGATTACAAATGATTTTTAGTGCACAAACAGAATGGGTTAAACCTACAGAATTTCCTGATCTAAGATTTTGTGAGGAGATTGCAATAGACTTAGAAACATATGATCCAGAATTAAAAACTATGGGTTCAGGTTCTGTAATTGGTAAAGGTAAAGTTGTAGGTGTTGCAGTTGCAACAGATGGCTATTCTGGTTACTTTCCATTTGATCATGAGGGTGGTGGTAACCTTGAAAAAAGTAAAGTAATTCAATGGTTTACAGATATTTGTAAAACAACTTCAACAAAAATTTTTCACAATGCAATGTATGACGTTTGTTGGATTAGATCTATGGGTATACAAATTAACGGACAGATTGTTGACACTATGATCGCTGCATCTTTAGTTAATGAAAATAGATTTAGATATGATCTTGGATCTTTAGGTTGGGATTATTTAGGTCAAGGTAAGAATGAAACAGAACTAACTAACGCTGCAAAAGAATGGGGTGTAGATCCTAAAGCTGATATGTGGAGACTACCTGCAATGTATGTAGGTAATTATGCTGAACGTGATGCAGAGCTAACTTTAGGTTTATGGAAAGTTATGCAAAAAGAAATATTAGATCAAGACTTAGAAGCTATATTTAATCTTGAGACAGACTTGTTTCCTTGTTTAGTTGACATGCGATTTCTTGGGGTGAGAGTGGACGTTCCAAAAGCCCATGAATTAAAGAACCAATTAGCATCAGAAGAAAAAGAACTCCTGAAACAAGTAGAAAAAGAAACAGGAATAGAAACTCAAATATGGGCAGCAAGATCGATTGCGAAAGTTTTTGATAAGTTAAACTTACCATACGAGCGAACTTTAAAAACACAGGCTCCTTCATTTACAAAAAACTTTCTCTCTACTCATAAACATCCTTTGGTGCAATGTATATCAAAAGCCAGAGAAATAAACAAGGCACACACAACATTTATAGATACTATCATAAAGCATGAGCACAATGGTAGAATACATGCAGATATTAATCAAATTAGATCGGACACTGGAGGAACTGTAACCGGTAGGTTTAGTTATTCCAATCCAAATCTTCAACAAATTCCTGCTCGTAACAAAGACTTAGGTCCTTTGATCAGATCCCTCTTTATACCTGAGTCTGAGTGCGAGTGGGGATGCTTTGACTACAGTCAACAAGAACCAAGACTTGTAGTTCACTACGCATCCCTTGATCAAGATACAAGTGTCTTTGGTGTAAAAGATTCTTATGAAGATGGTAACGCAGACTTTCATACTATTGTTGCAAAGATGGCAGATATACCAAGATCACAAGCTAAAACAATTAACCTTGGCCTTTTTTATGGTATGGGTAAAGCAAAACTACAGGCAGAGCTAGGCGTATCAAAAGATAAAGCTGAAGAATTATTTAAAATTTATCATGATAGAGTTCCATTTGTAAAAACTTTGATGAATTCTGTATCAAACAGAGCACAGCAACGCGGACAAATTCGTACATTACTAGGTAGATTATGTAGGTTTCATTTATGGGAACCAAATCATTTTGGTGTACATAAAGCTTTACCCTTTGATCAAGCAAGGCAGGAATATGGAGCAAGCATCAAGCGTGCTTATACTTACAAAGCTTTGAACAGATTAATACAGGGATCAGCAGCTGACATGACAAAAAAATCTATGATAGAATTACACAAAGAGGGTATTACACCGCATATACAAATACACGATGAACTTGATATATCAGTTATTAATCCTTTAGAAGCTGCAAAGATAAAAGATATTATGGAAAACGCAGTTGACTTAGAGATACCAAACAAGGTAGACTATGAGTCCGGTAAAAACTGGGGAGAAATAAAGTGAGGTTTTATTATGGCATACTTAAATTCAAATATACCAGCAACTTATGCTCAGATAAGAAGAGAGTTTCTTTATGATTGCAAAAAACATCATGGAGAAGTTGAAGACTGTATTATCTTTGGTGTTAGCTCTATTGCAGGTAGCGCTCTTTTATTTCACGCTATTATGGAAAATGGTGCGATCTTTTATAGATTACCTATTACAGCATTTATTCAAAGGGGATTTGAACTCAAAGATGTACCCACACGAAGACTTGATGAACTTCAGCTTTGGAATTGTTTTAGTTACTATCCTGCTGTTACTTCTTGGGATATAATACAAGGCACATCAGGAAAATATATAGGCAAAGATAAAAAATGGCATCACGGTAAATATTTATTTACAGTTGACTTTGCACATCCAGAAAGTAATATACTTGACACTGAACATTCAGAAATACCGCACGAACACAAGTGCGCTCACATAATGGCCTTAGATGATGGTAATTATGCAGCACAACCCAACAATAGAATAATCTGGAATCTACCTTCTTTCACTGTAAAGAACGAGATACCTAAATGGAAAGTGCAAACTAACGAATGGAATGTAGAAGATACTGGTAAATGGCAAACAGCTGACACAGATGACTTCTTCTACGAAATTGAGGAGAAAAAACATGATTAATAAATGTAAAAATATTTGTTGTAAAATATGGGAAAAAATTAAAGCTTTATTCACACCGAAAAAGCAATAATGATTGGAGGTTGTTATGGACTACAGGTTCACAGCAATACTTATAATTTTATTATGTTTACTAGCGTTTTGTGTGAAACCACCACAACCATTGAAAGTAGATCCAAAAGATTATATAATTCCTCCACCAAAACCAAAGATAAATGATGGCTAAACCAAGTAGATTTTTTAAATGGATTGTAAAACTAAGAATGTGGTGGGCAGATGTAAGAGGCCACCACGGTAAGCGTTGGGATTACGAACCTGGTGATTGGTACATGGGTAGGAAGAAACAAAAGAAAGTTTCTCCAGAGGATTTATTTAACGGAGCATAATGTCGAAAAAACCACTAACAATATCTGAATCCGCTGCCGTGCAAATGCCTATGAAGACGGTTGCCTCTTTGATTATCATCGTGGCACTCGGAACCATGGGCTATTTT